GTTAAGTAGTCCTCATCGTGCTGGTAGTAGATACCTCCAAAGATACCTGTTACAGCGTCACCGTTACCCTTCCTGGCAAAGGCTATGTCACGGTCCTGTACGTGGCCCATGAAACAGCTCATCATCTTCTTGGTGAGCATTAAACGAGCACTGGAGACGGGTCTGCCCATCACGCCGCTGGTGAAGTAGTGGCTGAATAGGACTCCTTCTATGTCTACTACTTCCAAGAAGGGATAAACCTCGAAACCATAATCACTAAGATTGAAGTGCTCATAACTCAGCAGCCCATCAAGCTCTGCTGAAGCCTCTGTAGCCCTCTCTATACGGTGCTCATGGTTACCTAAGCAGAACACCATTCGGGGCCTCCAGAGCTTCTCCTTGTTCCTCCTAAGCCTCTCCTGCTCAGTAACGATAGGAAACATGAAGCGATCCATAGCATCGTTACCGGCTACTATGTCACTCGTATAGCGCCTACCCTCAAAGGATTTCCTACCCTTGTCATAACTGCTCAGGGAAGGCATATCCCAGTGATCGCCTATGAAGACTATCACGTCTGGTCTCTGATCTACAGCGTATAAACCAGCCCATTCCAAGTGACTATCTAAGCCACCCGGTTTGCACTGCGTATCAGGTATTGCCATTATCCTTATACTCATCTACTTACTCCATTCAACTGGCACAGTGTCTGTGGTGAAGTATCTAAAGCCTTGGAGTTCTGCCCAAGCCCCGTGAGTGAGCCTTGTGCCGTCTTTCCTACGAGCCGCCCCCGGCATTGGTGTCTTGGGATTCCAGAAGATGAACACCAGCTCCTCGCTCTTCCCCAAGCCCTGTTTGACATCAACGTACTTCCTAGCCTCGCCTCTGTCCCTGAACCGCCCTTTAGCCTCTATGTATATCTTGTACTTCCCTTCGTGTCTTATAAAGTCAGGCACATAGTTCTTTACCTGGGTGTACTCTACTTTCTCCGTATGACACTTACAGCCCTTCAAAGGCTTTAGGTGGAGTTCGTACTCGAACCATGAGTCGTAACCCTTAGGAGGCTTTTCCTTTGCTTTCTTTAGTTTAGGCTTTACCACTACCCCTCCTTAGAAGATCGCTGGCGGCTCCCACATCTGCCCAGCTTCTCGCCTGAGCCACAAGAGCCTACCGTTTTCGATTACCCGCTGTTCGTTGTTATCGTACATTTCCACGCACTTCCTGTACAGCTCTAACTCAGTCTTACAATCCTTGAGAGCCTTCTCAGCCTTCTTAGGCCCGATACCTTGTAAGCCTATGATGTTATCTACACGGTCTCCAGTGAGCACCTGAGTGTAGAAGAAGAACAAACCTTCCCAGTCTTCTACGGTATAGCGTATGTCTTTGACAAAGTTGTAATGCTTACCAGGTACTTGATCGAAGTCTTTGTCGATGGTACACAAGACACTGGTGTTCCTCCTAGCCGTGGCCTCAATAGCCATGAGATCGTCTGCTTCCTCGCCTACTGTAATGACTGTAGGGTAGAAGTCTACTAGGTATTGACGTATCTCTTCAAGCCCCTCCGGCTTAGGAGGGCGGTTCCCTTTATAGGGCGCTGTTACTGCCACCTCTTTTCTAAAGTTCCCCGCACCAGTAAGGTAGACGGTGTAGTTTTTAATATCTGGATCTGCTTTATCTACAATGTTCTTTATGTAGCTGTCCATTACTTTATAAAACTCATCAAGAGTAACTGCCTCTCTAGAGAACACTACCCTGTAGCACAGGATGTCACCGTCTATTAACAACATTACAGTAACTCTTCTTCGAGAGTTTGCTCATCAGCAAACGGATCAGGAGCCTCCAGCTTGTTGAATACTGTAACCTTCATCTTGACTATTGAGCCACGGGTCATAGGCTTTTTAGTCATGCCATGCGTTACTGTATAGGGACGGATGAGCACATTAGCGCGGCTCTCTGGCCCTACGTTATCAGTAATGACATTGTTGTTAATGTCTACTGCGGCTATCGGGTATGTTGATACGCATTCCAGGTAGCGGCCCTTAGGGGCTTTGTCCTTAACCACGATACCGAGACCTTCCAAGATCGCCACATTCTCAGGAGAGAGATTGATGAGGTCGCAAGAGTAACGGTCCTTCAGCTCCTGCTTCTTGTTGAGGAAGGCCCATGCCAATTCTACGTCTTTTAATACAACTGCTTTAGTTTCAGTACTCATTTGTAGCTCCTTTTCCCGACTTGGGATGTTATTTACCTGTTAAGGTAGGGGTACTTTATAGATGTTTCTACTACTTGTCAATACTTTAATGTGTTTCTGCCCAACTTTTTCCTACTTTTGCCTCACCAGAGAGAGGACATCTCAGTCCTAAAACCTCTCCAGCTTCCTTAATAGCCTCTAAGCCTAATCTACAGACCTCTTGAGCATGCTCAGGAGCCGCTTCCAACTGCCACTCATCGTGTACGTTCAGGACAAACTTAGCATCCAGTTTAGCCGTTAAAATCTTGTTATAAAATATCACTAAGGCTTTCTTCATAGCCACCGCACCAGCACCTTGCAGGAGCGTGTTCAAGGCAGCGTGTGCAGACCTTATGTGTAACTTCCTACCGTCTAAGCTCCTGAGCATACCCTGTGAGGTTGTGAGCTTCTCTACAGTAGTCTTTAATCTCTGGAGACTGGGGAGGCTTTCGAGGAAACTACTAATTAGCTTCTGGCCCTCCTTAGGCCCTCCTCCGACTATCTGACCTATCTTACCTGGACCGGCACCGTACAGGAAGGCGTAGATGAATGTCTTAGCCTGATCTCTGGTCTCCAGCTTGGCGGCTACCATGTTCCGAGTGTGTACATCTGTACCGTCTTCTTTAACACCACTGACTACAGAGGCTGTAAAGTCCTTGTCCTGCATATAGTGGGCCAGCATACACAGCTCTAAGGCGCTTGCGTCAATGCCAATAAAGACTTTACCTGGTGGCGGTATAAACAATGCTCTACATTCTGTACCCAAGTAACTACCGCTACTGGGCACCTGAGCCATGTTAGGCTTCACATGTGTCATGCGCCCCGTTACAGCCCCATTAGTCAACACCCGTCCGTGTATGCGCCCTGCTGAAGTACAGGAACCTATCCAGCCTGCGAGGAGTCCTTGACGTTTCTGGAGTGTCAGGTACTCTGCTATCATCTTAGCTTCTGGCAGGTCTATGCCTGCTAATACTTTTTCGTCTACCTTTGGTGAGCCACCGGGGGTCTCCTCAGGAAATTTAGCCCCTAAAGTCTCTAACCGTTTAGCGATCTGTTGTCTGCTTCCAATGTTGAATACCTCTACATCGTCCTTTAACCGTTTCCCTGTCTTCTCAGAGATCCTCTCAGTAATGATAGGAGGGAATACACTGCGCAGTTCCTGCTCAATCACCTCCATGCGCCCTAGTACGGTAGCCTGTAGCTCCAAAGCCCCCAAGTAATCGAAGAAGACTCCTTGGCTTTCCTGTCTCCGGATTATGTAGGCCACTTGATGCTCTAGCTCTACAGCCTCTTCTTTAAAGTCTAGGAGTAAGGTCTTAGCGTCTAATTCAGCCGCTAAAGCCCTGTTGACTACAATATCCTGTTTGGCATATTCAGCCATCTCTTCACTATACCCAGCATCGTAGTCCCTGAAGTCTCCTTTCGGGATCCCTAAGCGCTTCCCCCAAGCGTCTAAACTGTGCCCCCCATCTATGCTGGGGTCCAGTAAGCGGGAGATTACTAAGGTATCCCTCATCTTCTTAAACGGTACTTTAATTCCCCATACTTTTTCCAGCACTGGAGCGTCAAAGCCTACGATGTTATGGTTCACTACCTGGCTGGCCTGCTCAACTAGACCTCTAACCTCCTGAGGATCCCGAGTGACCTGAGGCGGCTGATCGTCTACAGCGTATGCAGCACACCAGATGGTATCGTGTTTCAGGTTAGTCTCTAGGTCTAGATAAAGTTTCATTCAACCCTCCCGCGCCAGTGTTTGCTCAACTAATCACCTTTACAGAATAACCAAGAAGTTTCTCGATCTCTGCAACAGTCAATTCTTTCACTGGATTAGTTTTAGCTAGATATTCTTGCTCGGTATATTCTTTGCCATTTAGGTACCAAAACTTACCACCATCAGCCAATTCAATAGCCGGGCCATCTTCACGATGACACTTGCCATTTAAGAACCATTGCTTACTACCATCAGCCCATTCAATAGCCGGGCCGTCTTCACGATGACACTTGCCATTTAAGAACCATTGCTTACTATTATCAGCCCATTCAACAGCTGGACCATCTTCACGATGCCAATCGCCATTTAAGAACCAAAACTTATTACCACTGCTGTATACTTTTACTGTATATTTAATCATCGCTGACCTCCTTTGGTGGTGCTGGTAGGGGCATCCCCTCCGGTAATATCATTTACTGGTAACATCATTATCGTCATAGTTAGCTTCTAAGGGCGTAATCTCTTCATACCGTTTGAGATCCTCCCTCTCCTCGACTTCCATGAAGGCTTTAACGTACCCAAAACACCTGTCACATAAGTCTACAAACTCGCCAGACTTTACCGATTTCCTGGTAGCTTCGAAGTCGGTTAAGGCTGCGTCACAGGCTCTGCATCTCATAAGGTATCCTCTAATTCAGTCAGCCTGCCTGTTTTTTTATCGTAGTGCAGGTGAGTTGCTATTCCAGTTTCGCCTGTCATCCTATTCTTTAATACCCGTAATGTCAAGACATTTCTAGTATACTCGTCAGGCGCTTGAGTGTCCCTCTCTACTCCGATGACTACGTCAGAGAGCTGGGCAATGGCCCCTGAGCCTCGCAGCAGGTTTAAGGTCACTACGCCCCCATTCTCCAATGGCTTACCGTCTGGGCGGCTGAGGTGGCTCACTATGTGGATAGCTACAGGGGACTTCTGAGCGACTTCTGAGCGTAGGCGGGTCATTATCTCATCAATCAACTGGCGTTCGTTGACGTTAGCCCCTAAGCCGTTAATGACCATGCCGAGATGGTCTAGGACCAGCATAGAACAGTCTAAAGCCCTTGCGTAGTAATTGAAGCGGCTGATTACGCCATCAATATCAGCCCCTGCCCCGTCCCGCCAGAGAAACACCCTGTTATCCATCTGAAGATCGGCATAGGCTGCGTCTATTTCCTCTGGTGTATATTGAACACCAGGTAAGTGGATCTGTTTGCCTAGATGGGTTCCTATGATGCCTTTGGCTGTTCTGCCAGCGTCCTCTTCCATGAATGCTGTACCGATGTTCGCTGCTGAGTGTGTCAAAGCATGGTAGACTATTTCACGATTGATAGAGGACTTTCCCACGCCTGAGCCAGCGCACCAGGTAACAATGGTGTGCGGGTGAATCCCTAGCAGCATCTTATTCAAACCTTTCCAAGGATACTGGAGAGCTGCAACCGCTGTAGGCTTCTTAATCTCTTCCCTCAAAGCCCCCATACTGACTATGCCATCAGGGGAATACCTCTCAGCCTTCCAGAAGGCGTTGGACCACTCCCCCGCTTTACCTTTGATGTAGTAATCGCAGGCATCTTTGACCCCGTCTGGGTGGTGCATGATACGCGCCTTACCCCCGAACAGTTGGGCTACCTCTTTAGCAGCCTTTCTACCTGGTTCGTCACCGTCAAAGCAGATTACAATGGAAGGGAAACTGTCGAGCCACTCGTAAGCGGCCTTACAGCTCGCCAAAGCCCCCTGAGCACCATTCTGGACACTAACACAGGGGTACTTACTCCCAGCGAGCTGGTAAGCTGCCATCGCATCCTCTTCACCCTCAGTAATCGTCACTGTCTTTGCACTGTTAGCTGTAAAGAGCTGCTGCCCAAACAGGAGGGCTGATTTGTTATCCCCGGCCCACGGAAACCGCTTGTCAGGGTAACGCATCTTGACCGCTGCCATCGCCACAGGGTTATTCTTATCGTAGTAGCCGTAGTAAGTCTTCTCAGGCGTGTGCAAAGCTTTAAACAGGAAGGCGGTGTCGGCTGTAATACCTCTGGCAGGGCATCCTGAGTACTGACCCGTCACCAGTAGATTCTCCAGCGCACTAAAGGCTGGCTTAGGTGTCGGTTTCTGTTCTGCCGCTGCTGGTGTGTTGGTCGCTTGCATTGCCAGGTAGTACTCCTCTAAGGGTGCTCCTTTTGAGCACGAAAAACAGTGGCTACGCTCCCGATCATCGAAGGCGGTAGCGTCTGAGCTGCCGCAAAATGGGCAGGGCTGGTGCGTCTTTATAAAAGCCATTAAAAGTCTCCCGTACACTGACAATTCTCTGGGTTTTCGCATTCGCGTACTTTGTAGTTTACATCCCCAGTACCGTAGGGGTCATACTCAATAGGGCAGGCACAGCCTGTGCGGTAAGGGGTTTTACCTACCTTGTACCACTTGCCAGGTACTTTACCTGCTGCTGCGACTTCGTTAGCAAGATCCTGCATGGTTCTGATTGTTTTAGTTATTGACATTGTTAGCTCCTTCTGCTGATTCTGATTTAGTTGGCTCTGCTGGTGACAGTTCAATGATTTGCATAAGCAACGGCTTGTATTTCTTCCACCAATCCAGAGCTTTTTCCCCATCCATAGCCTTGATTTCTGCATCACTAAAGCCCAGCCAGTCAGCGATGGGGTGTTGTTGGCATCCGATCTGAATCATCTCTGCCGTGTAGGTGATTTGGTAAGTATCGAGGAATATTGATTTCAGGTTTGTTAGGTTCCCTGTTGCCCCACAAAACCCAGCCCGGCTCAGGTCGGCCCCGCTCAGGTCGGCCAGGTACAGGTCGGCCCCGCTCAGGTTGGCCCGGCTCAGGTTGGCCCCGCTCAGGTTGGCCCGGGTCAGGTTGGCCCCGCTCAGGTCGGCCAGGTACAGGTCGGCCCGGTACAGGTTGGCCCGGCTCAGGTTGGCCCCGCTCAGATTGACCCCGCTCAGGTTGGCGCGCTCGCCCCCTTCATTGTTCCCCCATTTTCTGTGGCTTTCTAAAACCGCTTTGATCTGATCTGCATTCATTTTTCTTCCCTCTAAAGTTGCCCCTGTTTCCATTCTCGGATCCTCTCAAAAAGCCACAGTAGCACTATAACAGGCCAGCCACAAGATAAAATTAGCATTATTGTATACTCTTTTGGGCCTTTGTTCGCGTCATCCGCGCCCATAAAAAAGCCGAGCATGAAAAAGAACATGAAAACATAACCACTTATCAGTAAACCAATCATTGTTCAACCCTCCCAAGACCTGTAAGGCTCATTCGTGCATAAATGAGCTCCATTTCCCGTAGTTCCTGTATTAAAGTTTCCACATCCCCTACCATTACCTGGTAATTGTCCGCACACTGTAGCACATCACCTCCCTGCATTGCCAGTTGGGCGGCACAATAAACCCGCATCGCTTCTTTATCGTTGTCATATAGGCGTTCAATCATAGGAAAAACTCCTGTTTTTGCCCTTACCGGACACACTTGTTTATAAAGTACTTGACAGTTTTTACACCAGTTATTATAATGCCTTTAACGGAACTGTACAGTATAATCGTTAATTGTTATAACTATTATATGTTAGCCTCTACAGTAGCCGTTAAGGCTATCCGTTAGAGTATGCCTTCATGGCCCCTCTATAGGCTACATTATAAGCGGCCCTGTATGCGCTTCTCAGCGTCTGTATACTCCCCTTCTTGGCCTGTTTAGCTGCTTTATAGGCCCGTTTACCCGCCTCACTCGCTAATTGTTTAGCCCTGTATCTGCCACCTGTAACGGCTATTTGCCCGTTTATGGATCGTGGTTCAGTAGCATCAATCAGTATCGGATCATCGTCAGTCCCCACGTTCCAACAATAGCGGGGCTTGCCTGTTGCGCCTACTGGTACGCGTTCTATTGTGTTGCCTGCTGCGAGCCATTGCGCTATTTGGTTGGATACGTCAGCGGATAATTCAAGTTTATCTAGTGTGATTGTTTGCATTAGTGTTTCACCCCCCAATATGGATCACTCTCCGTATCTCCCTCTTCTGAGTCGTCCCCTCTCCACGCTATCAGGCTGTCCAGTGCTGCATATAGCACATCCGCATTGTCAGGGGCGGACTCCTTTAAATCCATGCAGATTTGCTGCAACGCCAGGTAAACCGCAATGGGTTTGTATTTCCCCTCTATAGCAAGCAGCAAGTTATCTTGTAGCCTTTGTGCCGGCAGAGACTCTTCGTTTATGAGCTCTTGCACATCAAAACCCAGCACATCGGTTGCCATTTGTATCCGGTACAATACATCTATTTTAGTTGTCATTATCATTCTCCAAAAGTTCATTAATAAAATGCTCATCTTGCTGAATAGTGTCATAGGCGACACATAATACCATCGTTTTCAGTAGTTCTGCAACGGCGTTATGCGTTACATCGGCGAACTCTAAACTGTCTGCCAGCATGGCACCAGCCACTAGTTTATCATGACTGGGCAGGATACCCAGTCCTTCCCGTCTCAAGAGTCTACTTGCGAGTATTTTACAAACCCGTTGATTAGGTGCTACGTAGCCCCCCTTGGTGAGTCCCTTGTATAGGTATTCTTTATAGAATGTCAAGCGTGTTATTAAAGTGCTCATTCGTGTTCCCCGCTTTCCTGTAAGTGTGTACGGTACTCTTCTGCCTGCCTTTCAGCCAGCCAGTAAAGCTCTACCAGCGCATAAATAGATTTTATTAGACCTGCAAGGTCACTGTGCTGGTATTTAAACTGCCCTTCAAGGGCCGCTTCAAGGTTCTCGAGGGCCTTTACTGTCTCGGTTCCGATATTCTCTTCTGCCAATTCTACGTTCTTCATTATATACGCTCCAAAATAAACACGATTAAAAACCCGAATAATACTCCCGCAACTGCTAATGCCAACACTTCCGCAATTAATTGTACTATAAAGCTTTTAAAGAATCTCATTACCAGTATCCTGTGAAATACCCTTCGTTATCGTAAATAGCAACACTCCACGCTTTTTCGGCAGTCTCATAACCTGCCCTACACACTACCAGGTAATGCCAGCCTTCCTCCTCTCCTGTGCTCAACTCAGCAGCTATCTGATTTGCGTCTGTCTTCGTGTATAGTTTTTCTTGCGAGTATCTAAGCATATTGCCACCATTTTATCAATTGAGTCTGCGGGAATAATCTTGGGATTAACCATGGTCAAACTCATTCTCCCGCCTCCCTAACCTTATGGTATTTAATGTGACTCTGGTAATACCAAAGATGCTGGAGCGGGTAATTCCTTGTAGTACCGTCAGTGAGCACTACCAAAAGCGTTTCACCCTCAAGGGCAAAGCACTCAACATCGCTTAGGACAATCTTCCCCAAATTATCTTTTGCGCTCAGAATTAATGTCTGACTCATTGTGTTGCTCCTCTGTGTTGTCTATGTGTTGTGA